GATCTTGGTAATATGGAACAAGTTAGGGGTATGTTATTAGATAGTGGTTGGAAACCTACACAATTCACACCAAAAGGTGAACCAAAAATAACAGAAGATAGTATACATACTATTGAGGGTGATTTAGGTAAAGAAATATTACATTATTATAGTTTAAGAAGCAGACATTCAGTTTTAAAAGGTTGGATTGAACTTGCTGAAGAAAATAATGGACGTGTTTATGTTGAAGCATTTAATGTAGGAACACCAACATTTAGACAAAGACATTCTAAAATAGTAAATGTACCTAATGTTAATTCATTTTTTGGAAAAGAAATGAGAGAATTATTTACAGCTGATGATGGTAAAGTTATGGTTGGTTGTGATAGTGCAGGTAACCAAATTAGAGCTTTATGTCATTATTTAAATAATAAAGATATAAATGAACATGTTTTAAATGGTGATATACACCAAAGAACAGCAGACATTGTAGGTGTTAGCAGACAATTAGCTAAAAGCCTATTATACGCTACAATTTTTGGTGCCGGTTTTGCTAAATTAGGTAAAATGGTAAATGGAATTGAAGATCTAGAAAAAGGTAGAGAAGTTAAAAATAAATTATATGTTGCCTTTCCTGGATTAAAGGAACTAAATAATAGATTAAATAAATTTTTTTATACAACACAAAATAAAGACGGTATGGGTTTTATTCCAGCATTAGATGGAAGAAAAATATATGCTGAGTCTTCATTTAAATTGTTAAATTATTTATTACAAGCATATGAAGCAATTACAGTTAAATCAGCTGTTGTTAATGCTTTTAAAATGTTTAAAGAGGAAAAATTAGATGTTGATATGCTTGGTTTAATTCATGATGAAGTTCAAGTTCAAACTAAACCAGAAAATACACAAAGGGTTAAAGAAATATTATCTTATTCATTTGGTGATTTTATTACTAAAGAATTGGAGCTAAATATTGAAATGGCAGGAGATGCTAAAGAAGGGAAAAATTGGTATGAAACCCACTAATAAGATAATTGGTATTGTTGATGGTGATGTATTGGTATACAGAGCTTGTAATAAAGCCATAAAGGATAATTTAGATGTAAGAAAAACATTTGATGAAATATATGAAGAAGTAAAAATGAATACTGCTTGTGATGAATATAGTTTACATATTTCAGGTGGTGGTAATTTTAGAAAAGAAATACAACAAACCTTTTTAAATTATAAAGGTAAAAGAAGAGATAAACCTGATAATTATTTAGAATGTCGGGATTATGTTGCTAAAAAATATAAACCAATTATGGTTCCAAATTATGAAGCAGATGACACAGCTTCTGTTGAAGCATTTAAGTATATTAAAAATAAACAATTATATATGCTTATTACTTTAGACAAAGATTGGAAAACTATAGGTGGTTTATTTTATAATTTATTATATAATAATTTATCGGCTGTTTCTAAAGTTGAAGGAATAGAATTTTTTCATCAACAATTATTAACAGGTGACGCTGTAGATAATATACCTGGTATTGAAGGTGTTGGTCCAGTTAAAGCAAATAAGATATTAAAAAATAAAAGTTTAAATGAACAGTTTGAAGCTGTTATTAAAGCTTATAAAAAACATTATCCAGAAGATTTTTTATCAAGATTAAATGTAATGGGCACAATGTTATATCTTATTAAAGACTTTAAAGATCATTCACAATGGTCAATAGAATACTGGAGAAATTATTTAAATGGCGTTCAATCAGAAAAAATATAATAAGTCAATTAGGGGTATAGCTGTTACAGCTTGTAAAGCCTCTAAAAGGCGAGCAAGGGATAAGCATTTACCATTTAATTTAACATCAAATTATTTGGAAAGTATTTTTCCTAAAAATTGTATATGTCCTATTCTTGGTTATAAAATGAAAGTATCTAATATTAGCTTAGGTAAATTAAGTCCAACATTAGATAGGATTAATCCAAGAAAAGGATATATAAAAGGTAATGTAGAATTTGTAACCAATATAGCAAATTTAATGATGACTTCTGCTAATGGCAAAGACATTAAAAAATTTGTTAAATGGGCTACAAAAAGATATAAAATAACAGAAGAGGAATTATATGGGTAAAAACACATCGTTTATAAAACACACAAGTTGTGAAAGTTGTGGTTCATCGGATGCCAATGCGGTATATTCTGATGGATCAGCTTATTGTTTTAGTTGCAGAAAAAATACAGCAGCTGGAACACAAGATACAGAAGTAGAATTTAATGTAGTACAATCACAATTAACTTTGGATGAAATTGAACAGCTTCCAATAGATACATTTAGAGGCATATCCAAAAAGGTTTTATATAATGCTGGTGTTAAAATAGAATATGATGATAAAAGAAATATTACAAGTCATTATTACCCTGTAACAGTAAATAAAAAAATTAAAGCATATAAGAAAAGAATAGTTGTTACTAAAGATTTTAGAATGATAGGTAAAGCTGAAGTACCTGAATTATTTAATCAAGTTAATAGTGGTAAAAGAAAAAACCTAGTTATTACTGAAGGTGAAGTTGATTGTTTATCAATATTAGAAATGCTTACAAAGGCTAAAGCACAATTTGATGTTGTATCAATTGTTAATGGAGCCCAAAGTGCCAGAAGAAATATTGCATCTAATTTAGATTTTGTTAATAAATATGAAAAAGTATTTATAGCATTTGATAATGATGAATTTGGTATTGAGGCTGCAAAGGATGTTGCACATATTATTAAACCTGGTAAAGCACATATTGTAAATAGTATTCATAAAGATGCTAATGAAGCTTTATTAAAAGGTTTAATTGATGAATATTTACAAGATGTATGGAGTGCTAAAGTATATAAACCGGATGCATTTATAACTGGTGAAAAAATATGGCAAGCATTTAAAGAAAGATCTGAAGTTAAATCAATTGCTTATCCTGATTGTTTAAAAGGTTTAAATGATAAATTATTTGGAATGAGATTAGGTGAAATTACTTTATTTACATCTGGTACAGGCTCAGGTAAATCAACAGTTGTTAAAGAAACTATTTTAAATTTATTAGAAAAAACTGAAGATAAAATAGGTTTAATATCTTTGGAAGAATCTATAGGTGATACAGCAACTAAATTAATTGGTATGTCTATTAATAAAAATATTAGAATGCCTGGTGATGTTAGTGATGAAGAAGCTAGAAAAGGTTATGAAAAAGTATTTGGTGATGAAAGATTAATATTATTAGATCACCAAGGATCTGTAGCTGATACTTCTTTATTAGATAGGATTGAATATTTAGCGGCTTTAGGTTGTAATTATTTAATACTTGATCATATTACAATTGCCGTTAGTGAAGGTGTTGATGGAGCAACAGGTAATGAAGCTGTTGACAAGGTTATGTCTTCTTTATTAAAAATTGTTAAAAGGTATAATATTCATTTAACTTTGATATCTCATTTAAGAAAAAGTCCAGGAGATGCTAAGTCATTTGAAGAAGGTGTTATGCCTAATTTAGATTCTATAAAGGGATCTGGAAGTATAAAACAAATAAGCTTTGACATTATAGGTTTTGCTAGAAACATGATGGCTGCTGAAAAACGAGATAGAAATATAGTTAAATTTGCTGTATTAAAGTCTAGGTTTAGTGGTGATACAGGTATGTGTGGACAAGCAATTTATAATGTAGACACAGGAAGATTAAATTACAATGAAAGTAATTTAGCTTTTAAAGAAGTGTTATAACCAGTTTCGGTTAGAAGTTAGAACTGCACGTAAGACCTCATTGAGGCGACAGCTAACAGACAATGGTAGGTGGATGAGCAATAGGCTTTTCCTCTCTCGGCCTACATCACTACTAGTAAACCGAAGCAGCTGAGCAACCTGTTTAAAAGGCTCATAAATAAAGGAAATATGAAAACAAAAAAATATAAACCGTTACCTGATTCATTAACAATAAAAAAATCAGATATTGAAGGATTAGGTATATTTGCCACTAAAGATATAAAGAAAAATACTAATTTAGGAATGATGCATTATATATCTGAATTTAATAATATTATAAGAACACCATTAGGTGGATTTATTAATCATAGTAATAAACCAAACTGTATAAAAGAAAGGGAAGATTGTATATATCATGAAGAAACTCATTTAATTACGAATAGATTAATTAAAAAAGGTGAGGAATTAACTGTTAAATATACAATGTATAAAGTATGATGGAACAATTAATAATAGCATTAAAAGCCCATGCTAAAGGGCATATTGAAAAACATAAAGCAAATGTAATTTTATTATTACAAAAATCTGCAGGAATAGCTGAGCATCCTGATATTATCGAAACTATAGAAAAAGAATTAGATATTATAGCTAAATAAGATGATCAATTAGAAATGATCAAAAAATATTTTGAATGATTACAGGGTGGCTTTTATACCACCCTATAATTTAAATTTTATTTTTTACCACCTCTAAATATTTGTGTACCTTTTATACCATATATACTGGCAACAACTAGGATCCACAAATTAGTAAACCAACTGGGTAATTCTGAAAAATATTGAAAAAATAATTTTATTTTATCCATAGCAGTTGGATCATCCGATACCACTGCCCAAGCCAAAATTAAAATTGGAGCCGAAAGTATAATTAAAACAAATTCGTCTTTCCAATCTGATTGTCTGGCTTCTAATAATTTCCCCTGATATTCACTTTCCCCACGAGCCATTTTAGCAGCATGCATATGTTGTGCATCTGCCATAGCCATTTTGGTTTCTTGCCGCTTCTTATAAATGTGAGAGGCGGCATTGATACCTAATTTTAAAGCACTAAACCACATAAATTATCTGGCCGTTGCTGGAATATTATTTGTTCCAACTAGGGGTGCTTCTGCAAATGCCATGTAGATGTATGTTGAACCTGATGCATTTACATAACTTCCAGTAGTTCTTGATTTAAAACCATTAGATAAAAAATCAAATTCAATTCCAGGAATTGCTTCTGCATCATTAACATTTGGGTATAACCATTTAGTTTTAGGATTAAATATATCTCTTTTGTTATCCATAATAGTCCAGTTAGTTGTGTCTGTTGAACTTTTAACCATAACCCAAGCAGGTTTAAATCCTGTATATACAAATGTACCATCTGCATTACCATTTCCTGTGTAGCTTCCAAACTTACTAAATCCTTTTTTCTCTGCGAAGCAGTAGGCTATGTAAGTTCCACCACTGTCATTGACAGAAACTTCTGTTCCAAGACTGAATGTTGAAGAAGATAATCCGTTTATAGATGTTGATTGCGTAGATGCTGCACTGGTTGTATTTAAAAAAATATGACCATTTGTCATATTAATTCCTGTATGTCTAGTATACCACCAAGAATTTCCATTTCTTCTTTTTACCATAACAACAGATGGTGTAGAATTTAACCCATGACCTACAGTAGCATTTGAACCTGTTCCTGTATAAGACACAATACTAAAACCACTTGTAGTATTAGCACTAACAGTTGAGGTTA